GTCAAGAGTCTTGAGGGTGTTGTGAACCGCTTTATTCAGAGCTACTCACACGGTAAGAATTTCAAGGTAACATTCCTTGATTGCAGTCCTTATAACCGCAAGGAAATCGGCGAGCAGTATTTGAAAGCTGCTCAGTATGGTTTGCCTACCATTTCTTACTACTGTGCTTCACAGGGTGTGTCTCAGGCAGAGATGGATTGCATGAATTTCCTGGAGGATAGCGTGCTTGATCTGAAGTCAAGGTTCAAGCCGTTGATGAGTTCTGCAACGATGAGTTCCGCTGACGCCGGCGCTCCTCAAAAGGATATTGGAGAGCTGAGTGACTCTGGTGAGCAGTCCAGAGAGACTGAAGATGGAGACAACAACGAATAAAAGGAGGAAACGATTATGCGTTTCGTTTATGTAATGAAGAAGGAAGACAAGGACAAGATGGTCGCGATGGGTTATTCGCTGATCAAAGAGGACAAGCGAAATCATATTTGGGTGTTTGAGAACAAGGATGTAACCACATTTGCATCCGAGGACGAAATCACCAATGCAGGTGTCTCATTTGTTCTGTCAGATATGCTTACATTCTGAGGTGGGAGTCGCATCCCACCTCTCACTATATTTTGGAGAGGCGGTGATGTAATTGGACGAACACATGAAGATTACATACAGCTCTTCTGTCGAGAAACTGTGCGAGGTTAATAGCTCGTTTGATGCAGGCGTGCTCAAGGTGGCCTATGTTGGCAAAAACCGTAATGGATCAAGCATTTCTAAGGAAGCGTTTGAACGCAGTATGAGCACAATTTACAACTGCCCCATTGTTTGCAATTACAACCGGGAGCGTGACGAGATCGGTAGTCACGATGTAGAGATCGTGATGAAAGACGGTTCTGCGAGAATCGTCAACATTACTCAGCCGGTCGGCGTAATTCCCGAAAGTGCTAAATACTGGTGGGAGTGTTTTGAAGATGATAGCGGTGTGCATGAGTATCTGTGCATTGAAGCTCTTATCTGGAAGCGTCAGGAAGCTTATGAAAAAATTAAAAACAATGTAATTACTGATGAGTCTATGGAGATCCGCGTTAAGAGCGGTCGTATGGAAGACGGCATTTATGTAATTGATTCGTTTGAGTTTTTGGCTTTCTGCCTGCTTGAAGCCGCTGAACCTTGTTATGAGTCTGCAAGCCTTGCCATGTTTGGTATGGATACTTTCAAAGAGAAGTATGCAGAGATGATGGAAGAGTTCAAAGAGAATTTCAAAAAGGTCAACACCTCACTTGAGGTTGACATACACCCACAAAATCCGATGGAAGGAGGAGAAGAGCACTTGGAACAGAAGATGGAGTTGCTTACCAAGTTTGGTCTGAGTGTGGATCAGCTTGATTTCGATATTGATGCAATGACAGCAGAGGAGCTTGAGGCAGAACTGAATGCACGCTTCAATAACGATAATCAGCCTGGTACACCTGTCAACGCTGACCCCAACGGCAGCGGAGCGGAAGGTCAGTTTGCACTGTCTGGCGAACAGTTCAGAGATGAGCTGCTTGGCGCACTGTGCGCTGAAAAGGTGAAAACCGAATGGGGCGAAATGTGTCGCTATATGTATTGCGACTATGACTCCGATGCTATGGAAGTATTCTGCTACGATATGGAAGACTGGAAGCTGTATGGTTTCCATTATTCTATGAATGGCGACAATGTCGTAATTGACTTTGAATCTAAGAAGCGCAAGAAGTTCTCCATCGTAGACTTCGATGAGGGCGATGCTGAGCTGTCTTACAAGGCAATGTTTGATGTTGTTGTGGAAGCTTCCGTATCCGCTAAGGCTTCAGAATTGAATGCTGAATTTGAAGCCACAAAAACCGAGTTGGAGGAAAAATACAATGCCGCCTCCGACACGATCAAGAATATGAATACCGAACTTGAGGAACTGCGCCAGTATAAGCAGGAACAGCTTGACAACAAGCGTACTGCTGATGAGGACGCAGTTTTTGCTATGTTCGCAGACCTGAATGGCATTGAGGCTTTTGAGACTCTGAAGGGTAATTGTTCCGAGCTTTCTATTGAGGAGCTTGAGGACAAGTGCTTCGCAATTCGCGGACGCAACACAACCCACACTTTCTCTGCTCAGAAGCAGAAGTCACCTCGCCTGCCTGTTGAGAAGAACAAGTTTGCAGACGAGCCTTACGGCGGACTGTTCGTTGAGTTTCCGCCCACCCGATAAATTTTAAGGAGGAAAAAGTTATGGCTTATACCGTGTTTAGATCTGACCTGCTCAGCGGCACTGATGTGGCTGCTGATCTGGTTTCTTGCCGCGTTTATGACGCTGATGGCAAGGAAATCGCCGTTGAGAACGGCACTATCGTTGAGCTGCAGGGCTACGAAGAGGGCGAGCGTGAAGTGATGAAGGCCGTTCTGGCTACTGCTTCCAGCAAGCTGTCTGACTGTGCCATTATTGGCACCGTTGAGGTTATGTACGACGAGCGCAAGAAGAACCTGGACGAGTTTATCAATGAGGCTGGTTCTATCTGCCGTGGTTATATTCCTCGCAGCCGCAATATGTACTCTGTCACCAAGGACGGCTTTGTTGGCGGTGCTGTCGCTGCAAAGGGCGCTGAGGTTGGCATTGGCGAGGGCGGCAAGATTGACGCTGCCGGCACTGGCCTGGGCACCATTATGGCTGTCGAGGTTGCCGGTCGCTACACCTACTATGTTGTCAAGATTGGCAACACAGAAGCTTAAGTAAAAATCTGATAAAGGAGGAAAATTACAATGGCTGATATGAATGAAATTGTCAGAGTTGCTATTGATGCTTATCATGGCACTCCTACCAAGTATAGTGTCAGTGAGTCTATGGACACACTGCGCCAGGCACTGGTGGCTGCAAATAACGGCTCCACTACTCTAAATTACAAAGATATCCGCGACGGTAAGTGCGCCGGTCTGTTTACTCTAGTCGAAGAGATTCTGACTCGGACCATCGTCGAAGGTTTCCAGGGCGACGAATACTTTAACGCTCTGATTGACTTCCGTAACATCGCTCTTGGCGACAAGAATATCTTTAAAGTCGAGGACTGCGATCTGTTTGTGGTCTCCGATGCTGCTGATGGTACTCAGGGCATCCGTCGTCAGAGACTGGGCGGCGTCAGCGAAACCTCTATTCCCACTTCCTTCAAGGTTGTGCGTATCTATGAGGAGCTGAACCGTGTTCTGTCCGGTCAAGTTGACTTTAACTACTTCATTAACAAGGTCGCAGAGTCCTTCCGCAAGAAGCTGCTGGACGATGCTTATGCTCTGTGGAGCACTGCAACTGCCGATGACTTTGGTGGTGCTACTTACTTCCCTGCGGCTGGTGCATACGATGAAGATACACTGCTTGACCTGATCGCTCATGTCGAAGCTGCTGCCGGCGGCAAGCCTGCCACCATTATTGGTACCAAGAAGGCAATTCGCAACCTGAAGGAATCCATTCAGTCCGATGGTGCTAAGGACGAACTGCACAACATGGGCTACTACGGCAAGTTCTATGGAACTCCTGTTGTTGTGACTCCTCAGCGTCATAAGGTAAACTCTGTTGAGTTTATCTTCCCCGACAATGTACTGACTGTTATCGCTGGCGATGACAAGCCTATCAAGGTTGTCTATGAAGGTCAGTCCACCGTCCTGCTTGGCGACCCCACTCAGAACCGTGACTTCACTCAGGAATACCTGTATGGCGAAAAGTACGGCATGGGCATCGTTCTGGCCGGCGGCAATGCGGGCATCGGTCGTTACGAAATTGCGTAACTAAATATTTTTTGTGGCAGCTCCGTTGTGGGGCTGCCACTTACTATGAATGAAAGGACTATATATTATGGCTACTACAAGTACTAAAGCACGAAAGACTGCAGCAACTTTTGGCGCATCAGAAGCATCTGAAATCGAAGCTGTTGAACAGACAGTCGAAACCGTTTCAGATAAAAAGAAATCATACAAGGTAAAGGAGTCTCTCGACCCAAGCATGTATGTAACAGTAAAGAACGGCTTCAACGGAACGCTTGTTTATAAGAGTAAGAAAACTGGAGAGCGTTTTGTCTGGGAAGATTTCGGCGATGAACAGGAAATTGAACTGTCTGAACTAAAAGCAGCAAAGAATTCTTATAAGACATTCTTTGTAAATAACTGGTTCTTGTTTGATGATCCAGCAATTGTTGAATGGCTTGGGATGGGGCAGTACTACAAATATGCTTTGAATTCCGCTTCTTTTGATAAGTTGTTCGAAAAGAGCCCGGCAGAAATCGAAAAGACAGTTAATGGATTGTCTGACGGCCAGAAAAAGTCGGTTGCATTTCGTGCAAGACAGCTCATCGCAGATGGGACTATTGATTCCATCAAGGTGATTGCTGCTCTGGAAAAAAGTCTATCTGTGGAATTGATTGAACATTAATGGAGGTGTGTTATGAGCATCTCTTACAATTTGTTCAGAGACGCCTTTCTCGATAAGGTAACTGAGTATGATTTTCTTAGATTTGATGACTATGATCGGAATAGTACTGTTGACGGATATATGAAAAGAGCTTGCGCTCAGTTTAACCGCATATGTAAGTATGATCTTATAAATGGTGACGATGTTCTGCGCGAACTAATAGCTACAATTCCAGAGGATGAAATAGATGAAATTGTAGATATTGTCTCAGAAGGTATGCTTGTTCAGTGGATGAAGCCATATTTCTATCGCGCTGACAATCTGGAAAATGTGCTCAATACGGCTGATTTTTCCCAGTACTCCCCTGCTGAGCTGTTGTATCGCATTACAAATGCGTATACCGCAGCAAAGAGAGATTTTAAAAACATGATTAAGGATTATTCCTATAATCACGGAGACCTGGGTGATTTATCCTTATGAAGACAGTAAACAACTATGATATTCCAACAGAAATGGTTGGCAACTATTTATCTGGGCTTGTAAATCAATTTTTTAAAATTCTTCCTATCAAAGAGAGTGGAGAACCCTCTTTGAAAGAATTTATGTGCAGCCTGCAGGCAGAACTCCTTGGATGCAAAGGGTTGATGGTCGATCTCAATAATGATTCTATGTATATGAGCCTACTTTCTATTCTACAGTATTTAATTGAAACCGACTGTGATACTCCAATCGTAAAGCGAGAGGTGTTTAAGGCAATTTCTATCTGTAAAAAACTGCAAATGAAATATTGTGGAAAAGGAGTGTGATCCATATGTGTGGTTGGAGCACTTATGAAGCAAGACTCGGAGTGTCCGGATCTTCAGAAAATGATCCTCAAAGAGATTCTACATATAATCACACTCAAAGTCGATTGCTCCGCAAACTCGTTTCTTCATTGTCATATAAAAGAGTTTCGATAGCAAACAAGGATCAAGAAGTTGCAATCACTGATGTAGCAGACGACTTTAATACAAAAAAGATTTTTTCGCTCCCTGGAGAGGAGCTTCCACACGGGGCATTGGTATTGTGGGCAGATTCCACTTGGCTTATTACAGAAGTGAATGCCCATAAAGAATTATATACCGAGGGTAAAATGCGTAGATGTAACTACTATCTCAAATGGATTGATGACAATGGTAATTTGGTTTGTCGCTGGTCTGTTGTAGAGGATGGTACTAAGTATCTAATTGGTGAAAAACAAAGCGATATGATGGCAATCGGCGATGCCAGAATTGCTGTCACAATTGGTAAAGATGAAGACACTTGCAAGCTCAATCGTGGTCGGCGTTTTTTGATTGACGATATGGATTCAGCGGAAGTTCTGGCTTATCAAATTACAAAGCCTAACAAGCTTTACAATGTCTATAACGGGAAAGGCGTTTTCCGATTTATTTTAAATGAGGTTAATGTAACTGACGATGACAATGTGGAGCTTCGTATTGCGGACTACTACAATTGGGCGCCAAAAACAGACAAACATATTCCAGACAATCAGACAAACGCCTCATTGGAACAAATCGTTTCTGATGCAAAGGAACGTCAAGAAAACATGTCCACAACGATTGATAACAGAAAGGTGTGGTTGTAATAATGTTTCTCGATGAATTCTTTGATTATAAAAACGAACTAATGAAGATGCTTTGTTGTAATTCTGAAATTGTTCGGTTGGTTACAGACAGCAAAAAAGCGCCTGTTCCAAATTACAATCTTGCATACACCCAGATTTACCCCTTTGAATTTGTGCCGGAAACAGTGGATGACGGCACAACTTTTATTTGCTTTGATGTTGATATCGCAGAAGTTGTGGACAAGACATATTATGTCCCTGTTCTGTATGTGTGGATTTTCACACATAAAAGCAAGATGCGTTTGAGTGAAGGTGGCATTCGAACAGATCAAATTGCAGTTGAGATTAATAAAGAATTAAACGGGAGCAGATATTTTGGTTTAGGTGAACTGGATCTGTACTCAGTGAGTAGGTTTTCTCCAATTACAGACTATCAAGGAAGAGTTCTGACTTATTATGCCAAGGACTTTAATCGTCTAAATTCAACCAAGAAGCCTCCGGCAAACAGGAAGCAGCGTGGCTAAAGGATATCTTTATGCTCGCGACTACCCTGTAAACGATAAAATCTCTATTGCTATCCCAACTGTCGGGGAAATTTTAGAAGATGAGCGCGCATATTACAACTTAATAATGGCCGTAACAGCAACGCCATCTGATTTCATGGTACAACTTGATGAAGCCAAAATCGATTTTTCTAAAATTTCTGCGTTTGACATGTTTGTAATGTTGTTTGATGGATTGAAATCTGTCGACACTCACCTTGTGTTTGGCGACCTCGATCTCTCAAAATTTAAGGTTGCCGTCAACACTCAAAACGGAACAATTGTTCTGAGGGATGAAGACAATGATATTACAATCGACAGAGCAATTCACGACCAGATTTGCAGGGTGATACGAAAGATCAACCACCTTGAAAAAAATGATCGAAAACCGGCCAACGAAGAGGCCAAAAAATACATGATTGAGCGCGCAAAAATTAAGCAACTCAGAGCTTCAAGAAAACCATGGGTATCTCAGTTAGAGGATTTAATTGTTGCGATGGTAAACACAGAGCATTACAAGTATGGATACGAAGAAACTCTTAGTCTTACGATATATCAGTTCAATGCCAGCGTTTATCAAATCATCAAGAAAGTTAACTATGACGATATCATGATTGGCTGTTATGCGGGCACGATCAATATGAAAGAAATAAGTCAGGATCAACTGAACTGGCTAACATCAAAATAGGAGGATGAAAACAATGGTTAATGTTAACGATATTACCATTACCAGTCTTGAGACCATTTCTGCGTTTGACATTGTTACTGGCGCATTTAAGTGGGTTCTCGACGAGCTGCAGAACGCAACTATCGCAAACACTCAGGAAACCACTGATATTACCGGTAAGCAGGGTCGTTTGCTGAATACGCTGAAGCGCAATAAGGCTGTTACTGTTAGTGGCAACAATGGCCTGATTTCTGGCGGTCTGCTGTCTACTCAGGTTGGTAAGGAGTTTGAAAACAAAGCAACTTCCGTTATGTATCCCGACTACATTACCGTTTCCGGTAATTCTGCAACCACAACTTACAAGGCCACTGGCACTGCCGGCAATGAGATTGAAGCTGTCTATGTGCGCAATGCTAATGGTACTCTGGGTAAAATTCTGACCCAGGACGCTACTGCAGCTGATGACACCTTTACATATGACGCAACTAGCAAGAAGCTGACCTTTGCAGAGGGTAAAATTGCAGATGGTACCGAGATTGCAGTGTACTACTTCCGCAAGATTCAGGCGGATGTTCTGGAAAACCTCTCCGACAATTATTCCGAGAAGGTCGCTCTGTATATCGACGCCTTTGCCGAAGACAAGTGTGGCAATGTGTATCGCGTGCAGTTCCATATTCCCAAGGCTGATTTTAACGGCAATTTCGACATCCAGATGGGCGACAGTCAGAGCGTTCACGCCTTCGAGGCTCGTTCTCTGGCAGGTGCTTGCGGCACCAGCGGCGCTCTGTGGACTTATACCATCTTTGGAGAAAATGCAACGGATGCTGCGTAATTAAGAGGTGATTTAGATGTCGAAGCAGACAAAAACTTGCCGAGTATGTGGAACTACTTACGATGCATGTAATAGCGTCAGAACCGGAAGCAGCACCTTTAACTGGCGTGAGGTGGCGTGTTCTCCAGAATGCGGCGCCGTTTATCTTGAAAGAATAATAGCTTCAAGAAGCACATCTGAAGAACCAAAGGCTAAGAAAAAGGCAAAGACAACTGTTTCTAAGAATATTCCTGTAGCACAGGATGCCATTGTAGAAAATACCACTAAGGTATCTGAATAGGCGTTTTATCTAAGGAGATTATCATCTCAAATTAATATGGGGAGGCGGAGAAAAACTATAGTTCTCCCCTCCCTTTTCTTTTTTTACGGATGGTGATTGAGTCTGAATATTTTAGCAATAGACCAAGCACGAAATGGCGCTTGGTCTGTATTTGATTACGAAAAAAAAGAACTGGTCGGATATGGCACATTTTCATTCGATAATAAAAAGTATACATATGCAAAGGCAATTATGCACATTGAAGAGTTAATCTCAACTGTATTGAAAGCATATGACATATCCGCAGTATTTGTTGAGGACATCAACCTTCGGGCAAATGTCCAGGCATTCAAGAGGCTGGCACAGCTTCAGGGCGTACTCGTAAATTTTTTTGAAAAGAACGAATACTTGTATGGTTTTATCGCCCCAACGCAGTGGCAAAACTTTTGTCGAGCACGAGGTCGAAACTCAAAAGAGGTCAAATCACAGGTGCTCTCTATAAATGAAACTAATAAGAAGGAATCTAAAGTCCTATCTATTCAATTTGTAAAAGACCAGTTTGGTATTGAAACAGAAAATGATAATCTGGCCGATGCAATTTGTATTGGTCACTATATTACCAATATGGTCGAGATCGTAAACACGAAGGCCGAAAAGTCGGCTAAACAGAAATAAAGGAGAATTTAATTATGGCAAAGAAAGATGTTCGCATTTCTATTAACAAGCTTGAAAGCACCTTACAGGACAATATCATTGTTGTCCCTATGGATGGAGTTGATGGAGTTGACATTGTAATTCGCAAAACGCTTCCCTTAAAGGATATGATGCAGTTCGTAGAAGATGTTGTTTCTTCCTGTGTTGATATGGCTGGATCATATACCCCTGAAATTAAAGAGTTTGTTATTAAGTCATCCATTTTAACTACTTATGCCAATTTTAATCTTCCTTCTAGTGCTGAAAAACAGTATGCACTACTGTACGGAACACGGGCATTAGAACAAGTGATGGAGCACATTAATCATTCTCAGCTTGATGAAATCAGAGAAGCAATTGATGCTCGTATCGACCACACTGTAAAGATGTTGGAAAGCACCGTAGCAATTAAAACCAACGAACTAATTCACAACATTGAGGTTTTGGCAAAGCAGTTTACCGATATGTTTGACGGCATTTCCGGAGAAGAAATCGGAAATGTAATGCGTGGATTGAGTGGCATGAAAAATATGACTGAAGAGGCGTTGGTTAAGGCTGTGTTTGAGGCGCAAGGAAAAACTACGCAGGCTTCAGATGCGCCCACAACCAACACTAATGTAATTCCATTTCCTACAGGTGAAGAAAAGTAAATAACGGGAGGGTCTTTTGTGTCAAGCATGAACTGTGAAAATTGGGAGCAGTTAACTAATGCTGCTCAGCAAAAATGCATCCAAATATTAGATAAGAAGATTGCACCGATTGCTAAAGAAATCGTGCTTAAACATATTGTTAGCGATATTTATGGTGCATACACTCCAAAAGAGAATGGTTGGGTTACAAAAAATGGAAGCCGCACCACCTATCGACGCAGACATTTGCTTGACAGCAAAGGAAACATCTATCATGAATTTATTTCCGGAGATGAAATTATAATCACAAGCAGAGTAACCGCGTCCCCTGCAATCGCAAAGGGTTGGAGCTTTCATAATCGATATCCCGGTGCTTTCCTAAAACTATTGGAAAGTGGAAATATGGGATTGTGGCGCGGCGGTTTTGCTCGGCCAGCAATTGGCAACGCACAAAAGGAGATTAATACAAGCTCCAGAATTAACGATTTGATTCGGTTGGAGCTTAATAAGTGATTTTGTACGGGTAAGCAATTTTGCTTGCCCGTTTTTTAAAGGACGGTGATAAAATGGCAGGTTTTGGCGCAAAGGTCAAACTTACTGTTGATCGGTCTTCTGCTGCCAAGGCGGAGTTTAACCAACAAATCAACACCCTAATCAAACAAATTAAAATCAGCAATAAGTTTACTGTTCTGCAGAAAGATATGGATCGCGTCAGAAAAGATGCGCAGATCATGCTTAACAAGGCACCGATCAGAATTAACAAAATCGACTGCAGTGGCGCAATGGCAGGTTTGCGTAGAGATCTACAAAGCATAATTAATTCCCTGAGCATTTCAAACGGAGTTACAATTACGGGCTTAGTTGATCCATCTGGTGTTGGATCACTAAAAACAGATCTCACAAGTGTAAATGATGCAATTGCGGATGGCTCAAATAAAGCTGATCAATTTAATGCCAGAATAAGTGTTCTAAAAGAAACAATGCGATCTTTGGCTACGGTGTATCAAAGTGCTATGCCCGGCAAAAAGAACGGCGTTACAAATGAAGCACTTATTGCTGAACTAAATACTATAACTGCAAAATATACAGAGCTTAAAACAAAAATTGAGGCAGTTAATTCTTCTAAACATAAAGATATTGGATATGTAGAAGCACTTCAGCAAGAAGCGGTTGCGCTTCAGGCAGAGATTGCTGCGCTCCAACAGAAACAAATCGAGCTCACTAAAGAAGCGGCACAAAAAGACAGAAGTACAGCCGAAACAAAAGAACTAACTATTGGCTCTTTAGAATACAATAACGCAATAAAACAGGCGACAGACTTACTTGTTCGTGTCCGTAAAGCACAGGAAGACTGGACAAAGGCCAAGAATGGCCAATCAAGTGCTGAATACGCAAAACTTGCAACGTATGATCAAAGTTTAAATCAGCTTATAACCGATCTGCAAAGAGGCGGAATGTCGATAGATGACTTTAAGGCAAGGCTATCTTCAATTAACAGTAATTTTACAACTACGGCGTCAGCAATTAGACAGTGCTCAGAAAACACAAAATCGTTTGCCGATAGGTTTGGTGGACTAGCATCTAAATTCGCATCTTGGCTTACTGTTTCCCAAGTTATAATGATGTTGTATCGCGCCTTAAGGCGAATGGTTACTGCTGTAATAGATGTAGACACTGCTATGACCGAGTTGCGCAAAGTTACAAATGAGACAGATGCTGCTTATGAAAAGTTTCTCGACAATGCTGGGGATAGAGCTAAGAAGCTTGGTGCAACAATTTCTGATACCGTCAGTGCAACTGCTGACTTTGCAAGATTGGGCCACGGGATTGAAGATGCAGCTGTTCTTGCAGATGCAGCTATTGTTTATAAAAATATCGGCGATGGTATAGAAGATATTTCACAAGCATCTGAAAGTATTATTTCTACGATGCAGGCATTTGGGATTGAAGCAAGCAATGTAATGACAATTGTGGATAAATTTAACCACATTGGCAACAATTTTGCGATCAGCTCTGCCGGCATCGGCGATGCTCTTTTAAATTCTGCAGCGTCATTGCATGCCGCTGGTAATACTCTTGACGAAAGTATTGCTTTGATTGCGGCAGCAAACGAAGTTATTCAGAACCCTGAAAAAGTCGGCACCGCACTGAAAACAATGTCCATGTATATTCGCGCCTCAAAAACAGAGGCTGAGGAAGCTGGCATTGCAACAGATGGCATGGCCAACAGCGTGTCTGAATTGAGACAAGAAATTCTTGATCTGACAGGAAATAGAGTTGACATCATGGTTGATGACAACACTTTTAAGAGCACTGTAGAAATTATAGGGGAATTAGCAAAAGTTTGGGACTCATTAACAGACACATCTCGAACAAACATCACTGAGTTGATTGGTGGCGGCGTTAGAAATGCCAATGTTATTAATGCACTTATTTCAAACTATGAAACTGTCGAAGAGGTTCTAATCGCCGCAGCAGGTGCTTCCGGTTCTGCTATGAAGGAAAATGAAAAACAGCTTGATAGTATTCAAGGCAAAATAAATCAGTTCAAAGCAACATTCCAAGACTTTTCACTGAACTTCATTGAAGCCGAAACTGTTAAAATTGTTGTGGATTTCGGCACGGCATTGATGAGTGCTGCATCAGCAATGGCAAAGATTGATTTATTCCTACCCACAATTATTGCTGCTGTTGTTGCATTTAAATCATATCAAAAAGCAAAAGCTGCTGCGTTAGTAACATCTGCAGAGAACGCTGCTGTAGCATCTTTGACACAGAGAATTATGGCTGAAAAAGGTGTTAATGACGCTATGGTTATTTCATATCAGGCGCTTAATACAGAAAAGCAAAAGGCAGTTCTGACAAATTTGACTTTGGCACTTTCCGAGGGGACATTGACCAAAGAAGACTATAGAAATATAGTCGCTAAGCTTGGTTATACTTCTGCGACCATGGGCGCAAAAACTGCAACTGATGCATTAAACCTAAGTATCAAGTCGTTACTAGCATCTAATCCAGTGGGATGGATTATACTTTTAATCAGTTTAATTCCAACATTTATTAACTGGATTTCTGGAAGCGAAGAATCCGTTGAGGGCTTGGCCGAAGAAACAGACGAAGCTTCTCAGAAAATCAAGAGTCTTGCCGATTCTGCAGCAGATAGCTCAAAAACTATATCTGACTTGGCATTTGGCTATCTTGATGCAAGTAATAAACTAAACGACCTTACTGGAACTTTAGACGAATGTATACAGGCTAGAGAAGATTTGATTGATGGATTAAAAATTGAACAAGATGAGCTACAAAAACTGATTGATAAATATGGTAGTTATGATAAAGCAGTTGCAAGTGTGTCGGTATCCAAACTTGCAAATGACGAGATAGACCTTCGTGGTGGCTATAATGAAGCCGTAAATTTTTTCAACGATACACAGCCAGCATATCATGTAGGCAGCTACAACGAAGCAACTTCAGGCTTTGCGGTCACAAAAGGTTCGGACAAAGAGACTGAGTTGTTAAATGCTCTACAAGTATTGAATGATGCACTACCAAATAAGTACAAATTATCTTATGAGGATTGGGCCGTTCGTACCGAAGGAGCCTCCACAACTGGCTGGTGGATTTTGGAAAATGAAACTCCTGGCGAGACAACGGTACTAGAGGGTATTACGCCGTTTTTTAGTGAACCACCTACAGAGATGATAGAAGCATATGGTAGAAATGCTGCTAATGCCATTCATCAATATGAAACCTATCAGCGATCTCTAAAGATTCTTGCCGACGAGGTCGGAACAGAAAATATCTTATACCAAGAGATGTATGAAGGATATCTGGGTATAAAAGATTATGCCGAAAGTATTATAACTTCAAGAGATGAGCTAAATGCAAATCTTGCATCGCAGTATGTTCTGAATGAGACAATATCTTCCGGAATACCAGAAACAGCGGAAGAATTTGATGCGTTTCGCAGAAGTGTATCAGCTGCAGCCATTGAAAGCGGCACCTTTGTTGGAACATCACAAGACGTGGCCGATGCGATTGATGGTGTACTTAAAGGTCAAGCGCAGTTTTCAAGATTTTATGAGTCTGGCTCTACCCAAGAGCAGATTTCAGCTTTAGATCAGGCCGTGTCTAAAACAAAAACGGACATAGAAAAATTAGACGCTGTCTTAGAAAAATTAAGCAATCCTGCTGACAGTGCGTATGATGCTATTTCAAGATTAACAGAAGAAGACTTTGACTATTTGTTGGAGCTGATGCCTGAACTTCGTACTGAGTTCATCGCTTACCAAGAAGCGCTGGAGAACGGTGTTGATCCATTAGAGGCACAAGAAGCATTAATAAAATCAATTACAAAAGCAGGCCGCGCCCTAAAGGCTTCTCGTATTGCTGATGCTATGAGTGATGTTGTAAGCGCAGTAGAAAAGTATGGTGGAGATAGCTATCAAGCTCAAAGCGCTATGGCACAGCTTGCAATGCATTGCCCAACCCT